TACAGATTTTAATAGTCCAATCATGGCTGCGTATGAATTCTTATTTGCATTACCGCAAGATGATATGGGAACATATGCAATGGCAGCATCTCGTAAAGGAGATGATTATGCCCGAACTATGAGTTTTGGTACTAATGTAGAAAAATATAAAACTATAGGTGACAAGAAAGGCCGAAAAATACCACCCGGAGTTGATATTAATCCAATGGAGGTTGATGTTGAACCATTAACATATGCAGATGGCCAACCAATATCTGCTAGCACAATTCGACAAGCGATTGTAAACAATGACTATGAAACATTCGCAGCATCATATCCTGGAACAAAAGAAGCCATATTAAAAAATATATGGCAAATGTTAAACGGAGTACAAGAAGCAACTTTTAGTAAAGAATGGTGGGGCAATGCATTAGCAGAAGATATAGAAGAAGTTATTGAAGGATATCAAACTCCAGACTTAGCAAATGCACATACTGCTAAAATGAAAAAATTAAGAAAATATCTAGATGCATCACAAGGTAAAGAATTTGCATATGATTTTAAGAAATTTAAAAAAACTGTATTCGGCGTTAAATTAACTGAATCGGTATTACAAGAAAATTATATTACCAGATCTGAGTTATCACAAATTGAAGCAGCAGCAGATTCATTCTTTTCACAATATGGTATCGATATAGATATGCAAGGTCAATTTACACATTTCTTTGAACGATTAAATGACCCTAGAAATGACTCACCTATTAGTATGGATCAGTTGGAAGATATGTTTAGAAAATTAGCTCAAGAACATGGATCTAGAATACAAAGACAAATTGAACTAGAAAGACCGACAGCAGTAGCATCTGATTTAGAATCTGATATACATATGCCATTTATGTTAAAATGGGACGTTAAAAATAAAACTATAGATTTAATTCCTAGAACAATAAAAAAACAACGCAGAGATTGGCGAGTAAATAATCCTAATGATATACATTATAAATTATATGCAGAAGGAATGTTAACAGAAGGAGGAGCAGCCGGCCACATGAATCACCCATATGACTCTCACGGCTTAACTTTCAATGACATGAAAGAAATAGTCTCTAGAGCATTAGAAGGCCGTCTAGACATGGAACAAGCTGTTACTGAAAAGACAGACGGTCAAAACATTCAAGTAACATGGAAAAATGGACAACCTGGATTTGCTCGAGGAATGAAAACTAGAAAAGAACCACTTACACCTGCAGAAATTGTTGCAGAATTTGAAGCAAAATATCAAAAAGCAGTTGAATCAAATGGCGTTAAGGGAGCCGAAGGATATAAATTAGTAGTAAATGCATTCCGAGCGACTGCTGAAGATTTGACTGCATCATTAAATAAATTATCTGCAGAAACATTGCAACGAGTATTTAAAAATGGTCGTGTATTTGCTAACATGGAAATTATATATCCTGCTACAACCAATGTTATTGCTTATGAACAAGCCGTTCTTCAATTTCACAATTTAGTAGAATATGACGAAAACGGCAAAGTAATAGAAACTGATGTTACCGGTGGTACTATGCTTCAGAAAATTATACAAGATGCAAATGCACATATGCAAAATACATTTTCATTTATTCCACCCAATAAACTAAAATTAGGACGCATTGAAGATTTCGAAGATAAACAGTCTGCATTCTTTGCTGAAATAGATAGTTTAAAAAATCAATTCGGATTAAAAGAAACTGATGTTGTTTCCGAATATCATAAAGCATGGTGGAAAGATGTAATAAGTAAAAAAGCATCACAAATGGATTATGCAATCCCTGAAGATGTATTAGATTTGTTAACATACCGATGGGCTTTAAATGATAAATCTACTAATATTACTAAAATTAAAAAACTAATAGATAACGAACAATTTTCAGAATGGGTTGCTGCATTCGATAAAAAGGATTTCAGAGTATTTCAAAAACAAAACATAGAACCATTCGAATCTATATTTTTACGACTTGGCGCGGTAGTTTTGAAAAACATTAAAAATTATTTAGCAGTTTCACCCGATACCGCAGTAAAAAAAATTAAACAAGATTTATTAGCATTAATAAAAGAATTACAAACATCAGACAATCCTGCCACGCTTAAAAAATTAGAAACTGAACTTAAAAAAATAGAACGCATCGGTGGATTTGATAGTATAGTACCTATAGAAGGTATAGTATTTACTTATGGTGGCAATACTTATAAGTTAACTGGATCATTTGCACCAGTAAATCAAATATTAGGAGTGTTAAAATACGCAAGGTAATATTTATATATAAATAAAACGGATACACAATGGCAGAATCAAAACATAAGAGTAAGTGGAAAGCACCAAAAGACGATAAAAAGTCACAAAAACCTGATGCACGAAAAGATATCAAAGATTACGTTGGAAAAGATGACGTGCATGGTATGGTACCCGATCTAGTAAAAGGAGTACAACCATTGGTAGCAAGAAATATCAACGGTGAAGTGATTGACGATGTAGAAAACATGGTTCCTAAAATTAAAGATCGTATATATAAAGATGTAGAAGAAGGTAAATATTCTCCTGCAGATGCTCTTAAATTATTTAAAAAACTACAAATTGAAGATAGTGAAGGATATTTAAAAGCCATGGAAGATGGTGTATATGAAATATCAGAATCTATTAGTAAATTATCAGAATCACAAAAAGAAAAACTTGTAAGAAAATATATTCGAAATAAAATTGTTAAAGTATTACAAGAACAAGAAACCCCACCTGCAGAAGAACCATTACCTGCAACTGAGCTACCAACAGAAGCCCCTCCTGCAGAGCCAGTAGCCCCAATAGAACCAGCACCTGAGGCTGACGTAGATATTGATAGTGATGATGCTAAAACTGAAAAATTAAAAAACATAAAACAATCACCAGAATTATTTAGAGATTATCTAGAAATACACAAAGACAAAATGAATATTACTAAATTAGTAAAAGTTGGGTTAGATCCATTATTAGATTCATTGCAGTCATTAGACACAAAAGAACAACAATTGGCAATGCGAATGATGATTCAATCAATACAGCATTCAAAAAAAGATTATGCCAAAGCTGATTTAGACGACGATAAACAAACAACATAACATATGGGAAAAAACAAGTTACAAAACATTAAAGCCGTTCAACAAATGATTGACGGCAAACACAAGTTCCAAACCAAAAAAACAATTGGATTTACTGACGCCGATGCAACCAAGAAACGTAATGAAACTCACGATATTGGAGACGTCTGGGAAGATGTCGATGCCATTGGCAACATACACATCGTAGAACAATTTGATGGGTTTAGAACACGCAAACCAAAAAATTCAGAAGTACTAAGTAATGTTCGAGAAGAATTAAAATCATTTGCCAATTGTCCAAATGAAATATGTACGTGTGATCCGACATATCATCTAAATAAAAAGATGCGAGCAATCCACGGAATGTGTTTTGATTGTGTTATTGACATGGAACATGAATTAAAAAAACAAGGCAAATTTGAAGACTATGCTCACGAAAAGGTACGAGCAAATGCATTAGCATGGTTGAAAAAAGCAGAGCAAGACGTCGATATGTTACGAGAAGTATATACCACAACATCTAAATTAGTTATTAATGGCGATGGTGAAACTGATTCTTATGCCGCACAAATGACGCCGGAAGAATTTGATAAAAAAGTTACAACAGAATTTGAAAAATATAAAACAGATTTTTTAAATAAATTAAATAAACAGACAAATGGAGAAAACGATGAAACTTTGGAACATGATTAAACCGTATTGGAAATGGCTAGTAGGAGGCATACTTGGATTGGTTGCTATAATATCAGCAATCGGTAGTTTATTCACAAAACACACCAATAAAAAAATTCAAGAAAAAATTGATGGAAATGATAGAAAGCTTAATCGAGCAAAAGGTCAAGAAGATCAAATCAAACGACAAACTCGCCAAGTTAAATCAGAATTAAATGATCTTAAAGAGATAGTTAAAAAAACAAAAACAACAAAGCGAAAGCCAGCACCAAAAAAAGCAAAAAAGACAAGCACCGCAAAGAAAAATATTGTCTCCAAGACGAAAAGAACAAAATGAAAACGTTAATTTTTATATTATGTTTTCCAATACTTGGATTCGCCCAAACGTTAAATGATACATGTTTTACCAAACAACAAATACATAATATATCAGAAACATTGGATGAATTATATTATAGAGACTCTGTTAATAATGCTTTAATAATACAACAAGAATCAGTTATTATAAAACAAGATGAGGTCATTCGGTTAGATTCATTACACCTAGTATTCAAACAACAACAAGTAGAATTATTAGAATCTAACATAGAGTTATATGTTAAACAACAAAAGAAGCTACAACCTAAATGGTATAATCATAAAGTATTGTGGTTTGGTAGTGGAATCTTGACAACAATATTAACCGGTAAATTTATAGTAGAAGTAATTCAATAATGTCAAATCCGAGTATAAAAGAAATCATTCAACAACAGTACCAAATGTGTGCTGCTGATCCAGTTTTCTTTATGCGTCAATATTGTTATATTCAACATCCTAAACAAGGAAAGATTAAATTTAATCTATATGATTTTCAAGAGCAATCATTAACACAACTCAGAGACAATAGATACAGTGTTATTCTAAAATCTAGACAGTTAGGTATCTCAACACTATCAGCCGGCTTTGCTTTGTGGAGTATGTTGTTTCAAGAAGACTTTAACGTACTTGTTATTGCGACTACACAGGAAGTAGCAAAAAATCTTGTAACCAAAGTACGGGTAATGCATGATAATCTTCCTAGTTGGTTAAAGGGGACAATTGAAGCTGATAACAAATTATCTTTAAAATTTAAAAATGGTTCGCAAATTAAAGCTGTATCGTCTGCCACAACGGGAGCTCGATCAGAAGCATTATCATTATTAATAATAGATGAAGCCGCGTTTATACGAAACATTGAAGAAATATGGATAGCATCTCAAGCAACCCTATCAACTGGTGGTGGTGCTATAGTTTTATCAACTCCAAATGGAATTGGTAATTGGTTTCATAAAACTTGGGTAGATTCAGAAACCAATCCGCAAACTCAATGGTACAATATAAAGTTACATTGGACGGTACACCCAGACCGTACTCCAGTATGGCGTAACGAGCAAACCCAATTGTTGGGAGAACGAGGTGCCGCCCAAGAATGTGATTGTGATTTTGTTAGTTCAGGACATACAGTAGTCGACGGTAAAATACTTACGGAATACGAAGAAAAATGTATAGATCCTATAGAAAAACGAGGATTTGATAATGGGTATTGGATATGGGATTACCCAGACTACTCAAAAAATTATATGGTAATAGCTGATGTTGCCCGAGGCGATAGTGCTGACTGGTCCGCATTCCACGTTATCGAAGTAGAAACAATTACGCAGGTAGCTGAGTATAAAGGTAAAATTCCACCTAAAGATTTTGGAAATATGTTAGTTACAGTTGCCACGGAATGGAACAATGCATTACTAGCAATTGAAAATGCAAATATAGGCTGGGCTGCAATTCAACCGGCATTAGACAGAAACTATGAAAATTTGTTTTACACATATAAAGACGATGGTTATGTAGATGTTGATATCCAATTACAAAAAGGATATGACATGAAAGATAAATCTAAAATGGTTCCTGGCGTGTCGACAACTACTAGAACTAGACCATTAATGATCTCGGCACTAGAAATGTATATGCGTGAAAATACGCCTATTATACGCAGTAAACGACTCATACAAGAACTATATGTCTTTATCTGGTTAAATGGTAAAGCACAATCACAAAATGGTTATAACGACGATTTAGTAATGGCATTCTGTATCGGATTATGGCTACGAGATACATCGTTAAAATTAAGACAACAAGGAATTGATTTAAATAAACGAGCATTATCGCAATTTCAAAAAACTGACAATGTTATATATACCGGAAACAACCGACCTAGAGATAGCGGGTGGGATTGGCATAATGGCCAAAATGATGAAGGTTTAACCTGGCTATTGTAAAATTTGCTTGGATCTTTAACATGTTATATTTATAATAAAAGAAATACTATATGGCTTCTTTAAGAAAACGTCTGCAAAATCTATTTAGCACCAATGTAATTGTTCGTGTTATTGGTAAAGACAGACTAAAAATAATTGATACTAATAAATTACAATCAGTTGGAAATTTATCTCATACTAAATTAACAGACAGATATACTCGATTACATGGGTCGAATAAACATAAAATCGGTGGTATGACCGGTGGGTATGACTCTAACTATTATATGCATCAAAATCGTATACAATTGTATACTGATTATGAAATGATGGATCGAGACCCAATTATACATTCGGCATTAGATATATATTCAGATGAATCTACATTGGAAGATCAGTTCGGTGATATATTAACTATTAAAACTAATAACACCAAGATACAAAAAATACTTTATAATTTATATTACGACATATTAAACATTGACTTTAATATGTGGGCATGGATTCGTAACATAACAAAGTATGGTGATTTCTTTTTAAAGCTCGATATTGCCGACGAAATTGGAATAATCAATGCTCGACCACTATCAAGTTATGAAATTGAACGTTATGAAGAATATGACGAAGCTACTGGGGAGTATGATATTAAATTTAAACATATTGCTGGCTATGATGAGCACTATGAGGTATTTGAAATTGCACATTTTCGATTATTATCCGACTCAAACTTTTTACCATATGGTCGTTCAATGCTTGAAGGTGCACGG